TGTTCATCACCTTCAACAGAGGAACCAGAAGCATCTACGTTTACAACAACACTTGTAGAACCACCAAGAGCATGATTGGGTGTAATCATTCCTGATACTCCAGGTGTGAATAACTCTGGACCACGTTCTCCAACAATAAATGCACCTCCTCTTCTAACAGGACCACCATCTGCTCTTCGGCCTAAATTTCTTGAGCCAGCCATTCTTGCTCCTTGACTAGCCATTTCATTACCTGCATTATTTACTAAATTACCAAAATTAAACATATTACTAAATAATCCTAAGAATCCTTTTTGTATCTGTGTTGCAGCCATTCTTGCAGCAGAATCTAAGAAATGATCTGCAATACGATTTAACATACTTCTAAATGCCTCTTGCACTGTCATTGTTCCTTTTATTATTCCTTTAAATGATTCCTCAAATCCATCTCTTATAGAAACACTAAGATTAAGAATTTGACGCATTGGATTTAACATATCTCGAAGCTGATCTGTTGGTGCTCGAAATTCAGCTAAAAATTGCATTTGTTCATTAATTTTTATTTGCTCTTCTAAAACATCTAATTGTTTTTGATTAAATGAATCAAATTGCTCTAAAGCAGTTTTGACTCTATTTGCTATAAAATTTTGTATATCTACACCTGTCATTTCTTCAGCTAAAAATTGTCTCCTATCAGCACCAGTAATTTTTTGTGCTTTTAATTTTACAGCTTGTCTATTTCTATTTAAAATCCTTTCTTGTAAAAATAGTTGTGCTTTTAAAGATCCTTCAGTAGCTAAAACTTGTAAGGCTTCTTTTCTTCCTGTTTCACCAATTTGATTTCTTAATTCTGAGATTTTTGATAAGACTGATTGTGTATCTCGTAATCCTGATAGACTATTAAATACTTCTCGCGATCCAAAAGCTCTTATAAGTGCCTCACCTGTCTCACCTCCAAAACCAGCAAATGTAGAAGCTAATTTAACAGCTTCATCATTAGTTATATCTAAATCTTTTGCTAAATTTTTTATTGCTTGCCTAGAAAATTCAGATGTTTCTCCAGACAAGATAACTTCTTTATTTAATAATTTTACTGATTTTCTAAATTCCTTTATTTTTTCTATTTGACCAGCAATTGCAGTAGCAAAAATTGATGCAGCAAAACCTCCTCCAGGGGCTAGTGCACCTCCAGCACCACCAGCTATACCTCCTAAAATTGAACTAAGGCCACCAGCACCAAACAAAGCAGGAAAACCACCACCAATAAGAGCACTACCAATACCACCTTTAATTCTTGCACTTTTGCCTCCTGGAAAAGCAAAAAGACCTCCAGCTTGTCCTTTTTTCCCAAAACCAGCTTTTTCAAAACGAGTTAATTGAGCAGGACCAATTTGACCACCAGTAACACCAAAACCACCTGTAGTTGCTCCTGTAAAACCAGCATTAACGGATTGTTGAGCTAAAATATTTGCTGTCTTTGCAGAATTTTTATTTATAGTATTTACTGCTTTTTTAAGAGTTGGTTCTTTTAATACAATTCTAAAAGCTCCTGATGCTGCTGCGGTTTCACCTGCTGCTGGTAATCTTCTGCTTGGTGGTATAAGAGTTTCACCTTTTTTCAATCCTCTTAATTGTTCTTGACTAACAAAAGCAGTTGAAGAAGTAAATGGTTTTGCTGCTCTAGCTGCCTGACTTTGTATATTTGCATTTATGCCTAACTGAACTCCAATAGCTTTACTTACTTCTAAAAATTCTTTTGATCCAACAATAGTCATCTCTTGCATACGCTTGAGCAAGCTCATCGCTTCATTACCAGCAAGTATTGTCCTAGGAAATTGTTCTATTTCTTTTAATCTATTACTTAAATTGCCTATAGTTTTAGACGTATCTTCTCCACTTGCTTTTGCAAACGCAACAGATTCCATCCTTATTTTTTTAAAATTACCAGCTAATAATCCAGTTGCTATAGATGCTCTATCAGCAGCACTTTTAGCAGAATCAAAACCTTTTCTTAACGTAGTTAATTGATTTCTAACTCTACTTATAGATAATCCAAATCCATCGCTTTTTGTTTTATCAAATATTTTATCTGTAATTAATTTTGCTTTCTGTAAGTTTTTATTTAAAGAATTTATTTGTTTTACAGCTTTAGTTGATTTAAAATCTATTGATAGATTTTTTAAAGCTTTTGCAAGATTAACTATTTCTTTGGTACTAAGACCTAATTTTTCAATATCTTTTAAGCTTTTCGGATTTACATCAAGATTAATTTTGGCATTATAGCTACTTGACATCTAAATTTTTTATCTATCCTTATATTATCTTATCTTCTACGTTTTGCTTTTTCAAATGCTTTTTCTTGTTCTTCGTTAATTATTTGAAAATAACAACTCCAACCAATTATTTCATCTAAAGTCATATTTCTTACCTCACTTAAAGTTTTACCTAATTCTTTAGCTACGCTAAACTGCAACATCATAAAATTATCTTTTTTCAATTCATTTACTAATTCTTTGGGTCAATTGTATCTTCCTCACTATTAATTACAGCTAACATCAAAGATTGCAAATCACTGTCTTTTACTTCATTTTTAAGGATATCTATTTCTCCAGCTTTAAATAATCTTTGACCATTTTCATCCAAAGCTTTATTCAGAAGGAGTTGCAAAGCAAAACCTGTTTCATCTTTTGATTGTCTTTGTGCTCTATCACGTTCTGCCATTGTTAATGGACTTACATACATTTCAAAAATAGAACCATCAGATAATGTTATTTCTTTTTTTCTTGGTTCAAGATTTGCTGCCTTCTGTAAACGCTGTAATGCTGATAGATTACTTGCCATAAAAATAATATAATATTGATACCATTCTAATTGAAAACATAAAAAAACCCCAGAGAATCTGAGGTTTGTTAAGTTATAAAAATTTAATTTATGATTTTGTGAAGTCAAATGTAGGTGCAGCACTTGGTCTAAATGCTACTTCAACGACCTGACCGTCATCTGGATTTACGTTGAAATTTGCAGAAGTAAGAATAACATCAGCAGTTATTGATCTACTTTTAGTATCATCAACGCTTCCACTAGTAAGAACACGGTCAATATAGAGTTTTACTTTTGCACCGCTCTGTTCACGAAGAAGAACATCTTTCACTAATCTTGTAGCTAGGTTTGTGTCATCATCTGTTGAATAAACACTTGCAGAACCACTACCATCAGCAAAACCAGAAATAAATGTTCTAAAAGGAACAGTAGAAGTTAAAGTCTGACCTATTTCAGTAACATCAATCTCTGCTCTTGTTATTTCAAAACTCCAATCTCTTACTGATCCAACTACTTCTGGTGCTGTAAATGTAATACTTGCGAATGTTCCAGAGACAAAAGTAGGTGCTGCTGAAGCGGTTACCGCTGCTCCTCCTGCTGTTGAAGAAACAGTCATTACACCAGTTGAAGAATCATAAGTCTTTACAAAATAATCTGCTGCTGGAATAGCATTAGTAACTGTAGAACCTGATGGATATGCAAGTGTTACTTTGTCATTGACTTGGTAGCCTAATTGACCTCCAACAGTAATGTTTCCTCCTGATGATGGAAAAGCTGACGCTGCAAGATTTGTTACGCTTGTACCAGCAGGAGAATAAAATAAAGCTCCTGAAGTACCCGATAGAACTGTAGCCATGTTTAATAATTCTAAGGTTTGAACATACGGGTACTACCCGATATATTCTTAGGATAGCTTATATTTTACTAAACTTTCAAGAAATTACTGTAGCTTGAAAATTTGTTTCTAATCTTGAAATAAAAAATGGTCTATCTGTACTAAAAGTAGGACCATTTATCTCACCTGTCCTTATAAAAATTCCTGTACTTGTTTGCCCTGTATTATTTAATGTTTGAATAGTTGTAAAACCAGTGTTAATTAATTCTTGATTTCTAATTGATCCTTTATCTTTTTCACTAAAAACTCTTACTGTAATTATTCCTCTTACATTATCTAAAGATGATGTTAATGCTATTTCTGTAGTTAGGCCAAATTGAATATTAATATAAACAAATTCACTGTCAGCATCAGCTAAAACATCACCAAAATTATCAAAATAAACAGGTATTTCAGGCGTTAAAGCACTATAAGCATCAGCTATTGGCTTTTCTAAGGCTGCTCTTATTCCTTGATAATTCATATTTTAAATCCTAATTTTACACCTTTAGCTAATGCACGATTTATTCCTCCTGATAATACATAAGTAGTGTACCAATCTAATTCAGCGGTGCTTTTAGCTTGTCCATCTCCACTACTTATCTGGCCTCTAAAAGTTTCCCCTGGGCCTCTTCGACCTTCTTGCACTGGTGATTTTAAGGGAGGAAATGGATTACCGTTAGCATCAACATCAGGCCTAAATTTTCCAACTTTTAAATCTAAAGCATATACGGCATACGGTTGAGTATTTTCAATTACAAATTTTGTTTTACGAAGCACTTCTTGTTTTCTTGAAGATAATTCTGGTATATCAGAAATAATATATGGAAACTCGCCTGCACCACCACCTTTAGCTAAAGGACTTTTAGGTGTTGCCACCCAGCTATCTCTAAATATACCTGTATAAGCTGGACCTTCTTTAGCCAAATCATTTATTATTTCTAAAGCACAATGTCTCGCTGATTCATTAATAGCAGTTCTTAGTATATCAGGCAGATCTTTAAGATTATTTGTAATTGAAGGTTGTTTTTTTCTAACCATTATTGAGGCCTCGCTATGACTGTGTGCAAAATAGGATTATCTCCTCTTGATGTATTTATACTAATAATTCTTGCAACTTTGTCTTTACTATCCTCTGTATATTGAATACGATCATGTACCTTTGGATAATATGTTCCCAATTCTTTATTACCAAAAATAATTTTTAAATCAGTTGACTGACTATTTCCTTCATAAACAGAACCACTTAAATTACTAATTATTGCTTTTAAAGATAAAGTACTATCAATTCCATCTACTTCTCCATTTGAAGGATTATATGTTTTTGTTTCAAATGCTTTAATATAAGTAACATTAATACCAAAAGTATTTAGCAACTGTTCTGGTAAGGCTTTAAAAGTACTATCAATTAAAGACATATTAACCTCTTACAACTCTCATTTGATAAGTTCCTGCTCCACCAATCATATACGCACCAAGATAACTTTGTAGCCAGGGATATACATCCATAATATTATTTACTGAACCTGTACCTTGACTATTTACATTATATTTAACTTCTAAATCACCTAGCTTGGCTTCAGCAATATTTCCATTCGTTCCTACATTACCTGTCATTGCATCTGTATCGTTTGCCAAAGCTCTTGCTAATTCATATTGTGCATATTTAATATTATTTGGAATTACAGTACAAGATAATTCAACATCATCAACCTGATAATTATTTCTTGGAAATTTTAAAGATTGTCCTGC